TTTGCCGCTTTGTTGATCTGTTCCGTTGTCTTGTTGATTATACCTTTTGTGGAAGCGATCTTTGCATTATTCAATTGTATCTGCTTATTCAGATCTGTTATTGATTTGTTTATCTTGGAGTTGCTATCCATATGATCCCTGATTACCTTCATTCTTCCAAGAACTGTTGACTTCTTGGCGTTAAGGTTTGATAGATCATCCTTAAGCACCTTGGTTATACTTTGCTTGTGATCCTCGCAAAGTTCCTGCTTGCAACGAGTACAGGAACTGTTCTTCTCGTAGAAGGTGATTTCTTTTTCCAACTTGCTTTCTTCTGTTTCAATCTTCGACAGTTCGATGTCCTGAATAGACATATCTGTTGGTACGAGTTTCTTCTCTAACTCGTCAACTTGCTTGAGAAGTTCTTCATTCTCATTTGTCAATAGTTCCATTTCTTTTCTGTATTCTTCAAGAGAACTCTGCGACTTCTCTATCTGTTCTTTGTTGGAACTTTCAAGAGTTTTAACTAGTTTCTTTTGTCCTTCTGCTCTTTCTTTGATGAGGATTATCTTATTATCCGCATCCTTTTGTTGATCCTTCAACAAAGACAATTTACCCTTGAGGAGAATGTTCATATTGGAGAACACATCAATATCCAAAAGGTTCTCTACGACCGATCTACGCTCTGCGGCAGTGAGTCGCATGAACGGAATATAGTTTGTCGAGCCAAGAATAACAACTTGACAAAAAGACTTGTAAGACATTCGTAGGATCTGATCCTCAAACATCTTTTGATAATCTTTATTAGTGGCATCTTGATCTATCAGTTTACCATCTTTGTAGATCTCAAAGAACTTTGGTCCGATTCCACGACGAACTTTGTATTTGACTCCAGAGATATCGAAGTCGATTTCAGTAACACAATCCTTTTGATTTATAGAATTGATCAATTGTGGTATGTTGATATTCCTGTATGGTTTACCAAACAAGCAAAACACAATAGCGTCGAGAACAGTAGTCTTTCCAGCACCATTCTCGCCGCTAATCAGCGTTTTATTGTTTTTATTCAGTTGTAATTCTGTAAACACATTTCCAGTTGAAAGAAAGTTTTTCCAACGGATCTTCTCAAATTTTATCATAATGTATTATTTCTTGTGTTTTGATTTATGCGGTCTCTTCTTCAAAGAGAGTGCTCTTCTTCTGGCTGCTCTACCTCTAGATTTCCTTGCTTTTCTTGCCGCTCTTCTTGCTCTTCTTTTGATCTTCATCAAGTCTTTGGAAGATCTCTTAATACATCTTCTTCCGACTTTCTTTTGACCAGGCGGACACTGAAATATTACTTTTCTTCTACCTCTTCTTACTACTATCTTTCTCTTAGCACTACCCTCTAATATCTGAGTAGCAGAACTTACTATAAAATCATATTCTTCAAATTCTTCAACCAATTCATCAAAAGAATCGGTTACATGGATACCATCAGGTGTTTCGTGAAATTCAAAATCATTTTCTTCTAAAATACCACGAACATCCATTCTGTCAACGGTGACAAGAACAGATCCATCTTCCAATTCTACCAACTCAACATAACCCGTATTTTCATACAGTTTCTGTAAGTTGTTCAGTTCTTGAAGAAATTTGTTTTGCATTTAGACCTTCAGTATACCAATCGGGAACATTTCCCAACTTCCACTTTGCGAAGCGGGACTTCTCATTTATGTAGTATTGGCGGTACGCTACAACAGGATCAGGATCCTTGTATTGTGGCGGCATCGCTTGAGGAAATTCTGTGAGAACATGATTTTTACGATGGTTGAACATCTTTGGAGGATGTATCAAATAGTCCCAATATAGAGATTCCATCTTGTGTAGTCTGCCGTAGCGCGCAGTGTATTCGTTCAATAATTGCATACCGTGACGACACAACCACTTGTAGTTTTCCTTCGTCTCTAGACACCAAGCGGTGCAAGGATGATTTGGCATCACCGCTTTACATAGAATATTGTCCCATTCTGCATCTGGCATAACATATTTCTTATACTTTCTACCAGAAGCAGAAGTGCTGTTCAGAGGTACACCGTCAAGTACACGGTGAGCAGTGGAAAGCATTTGGGCGGTTTCCACGATCATCTTGACCACATGCTTGTCGCACATTTGTTTGGCAGCAATATAAGGGTCGTGTGCTAATACAAAGATATTCATAGAGTGAGACTTTCCATGTACAGTTCTTGTACGATCTTCTTTAACTTGGTTTTGTCATCGACTTCTTCCATAGAGTCGATTTCGTTATTGATGATTGTAATCGTATCTTCAGTTGTGTCAACTATATCTTCCTTAGAGATTTCAATTACTTCTTCTATGAAGGTGACTGACACTGGCTGAGCAGAATAGATCGCTTCAACGAAACGATCATATGTGTATGGTTTTGTTTTATTAAGAACTATGATCTTCACATAACAATTCTTGTACTTGGATGCGTCTAGTGTTTTGAGTGGATCTTCTGTCTTGTCGTCGTAAGACAACACATAGAACATTCTTCTTTCATTTGGTATGAAAGTCATACTGGCATCTTCAGTATCGAAGATGTGGAATCCCTTAGTGTCATAAGCATCAGAAAATGTAATCTGATACGGAGTCCCCAAGTATGTTATGTTACCATCTGTTTGCTTTATATGAAAGTGACCAGAATACACCGAGTCGAATTTCTTGAAGAGAGAAGGTTCCATTCCGTGACAATGCTTTACGCCAGAAACAACCTGAAACCCGTTGATTTCAAAGTGTCCCATCACCACAGAACCTCTGGCATCTTCTAGAAACTTGATGCATTTGTCGGTGTTCGATTCGTTGATCCAAGGAACCAAGTTCAGATCAAATCCATCAAGATCTACCACCACTGGCTCGTTGTAGATGTGAATATTATTGTAATGAGAAAACAACTCTGTCATAGAGTTGATGCTGCTGGTATTACGATAAAATGTATCGTGATTGCCGAGAATAATATGAAGAGTAATATTATTCTTTTCAAAGAACGACATAAACCTGTCTCTAACTTGAGCCAGGGTATAGAAGTTTACAAACTTTCTGCGATCTAAAAGATCACCAAGATGTATTACTGTGGTTATGTTATTTTCTAGAATGTAAGGGAAAAATTGTTTCTCGAAGAAAGACAAAAACTCATCAAGAAACAGAGGAGAATCGTTTTTTACTCCAAAATGAGTGTCGGTTACAACAGCGACTTTCATTCTTTATTCTTTCCTTTTAATTTCTTTTCAATAGATTCAAAATGTACGGTTTCTTCTTCTGTTATACCCATTGCTTTCAATATCTCGGAAAAATCACCCTTCTTGTCTAGGGATTCCAAGTATTTGTATTTAATATAGTTCTGCTTCTTTTCTTTTTGTATTCGTCTCAAGAAAGCGTAGTATATTATTTGTGTAAAATAGGAGAATGGATTTGTTGATTTGTCTGGATCAAAGTTGGAGCAATACATCAGACAATTTTCAACACCGTCACTTATCATATCCTCTTTAAAAGGATAATTCATGAAGTTGGGTTTCTTGGCTAAATTCTCACCTATTTGTAGAAAACATCTAGCGATGTAATCGGATACTGGTGGTTTTTTATCATCTGATTGCTCTGCTTCGTATACTTTACGCTTCCAAGCAACCATTTCCTCATAGAACTTTTTGTTGTCTATGTAATGTTGCTTTTCTTTCTTCTCTTTTTTCATATTTGAACTCCTTACACCAAATTATAACGCATGTTGATTGTGAGTCAAGTAAATCTATGATTTTTGTTGGTGGGCCTTGATTTATGCTGAGTCACTCGTTATAATCAACTGTGTCAGTTGGGAAGAATAATAGGCCTAGACCTAAGTTACTTAAGATAGTCGTTGGGATCGGGTGACCAATCTTCTAACGAATTACCGAAAGCGGGTCTTTCTTTTTTCTTGGATTTTGGTTTGTTTTTAGGAGGATGCGCCACCTGTTGTGCGTCTTCCTCATCGAAATCCAAATCTTCTTCATCGTCTTCTTCCTCATCCATCTCGTCCATCTCTTCGAAATCTATTCCTATTCCTAGAAGATCTAAGAAACTCATTGATGCTTCTGGCGATAGTTGAAGTTCAAGATTTATAGTGTGAAGATTGTTTTTTGTTTTTTGATCTTCAGTTAATTTATCTTGCATTTCTTGTATGGCTTCGTCTATGTCTTCTGGAGATATCTGACTCTTGTTCTTTTCGAACTCATAGACTCCAATGAGTTTATCATCGGGTGTTAATATTGCCATGATAGTATCGGTTGGTATTTCTACGATTTTATCGACGGAATATTCCGCCCAACTACGAATCATTAAAAACTCTCTCATTCCTTGCTTTTCATTATCCATAACAGATATGGTTCTGAAAATCATGGGAGTGTCCATTATTATGACATCTTTTCTTTCGGTTAATTTTTCATCTGAAGTAATTAAACCAGCAATCAAAGATTCACCGTTTTTTAACTTGAGGATTCTGTAGTGTTGTTTATCCATTTGATTCCTCTATTGGTATTAGAATCTTTTTAAACTCAAACTTTTCTGATTCATAGATTTTCAATCTTTCTATGAAATGTTTGAGTGTATGATTCTGGTGAGATTTCCACGAAAGATCATCAGATATGTCGTACAGTTTTGCCTTATCCTTGTGTTCCGACTTTCTCAATTGTCTGCCAATAGACTGTAAAACTCTTATGCGACTCTTGGAAGGAGATGAGAACACAATATTATGTAGTCTTCTGATGGAAACACCTGTCGAGAAAGTACCATACGAAGCAACTAGAATGGCGTTT